GCAAACTTCAGGTAGTCGGCAACGAGCCGTTCGAACGAACTGCCCGCCTTTTTCGCGGTCGCACGACTGCGCACCATCAGCTGCTCCTAACGTGCTCGTAGTGACAGTCGGGGCATTCCCAACCGCCAGCCCAAAGTTCAGGGTCAAACCACGCATCAACAGGGCCGGTGTAGGCGCACTCATCGCACGACTTCAACGCTTTGAACTCAGTGACATGCACACCGGACGACATGCTCACGAGATGCCCAACATGGGGAGTACGTCTAACACGCGACGACGGTCACACATAGCCTTGACCTGTTCACGGTTAGCGGCATCAAAGCGTGCGTCAACTGTTTGCACGGGCACCGGGTTTCCGTTCGGTGCAGGCATCCACGAGTCCGGCATGTGAAACGTCACAGGGTCACCCCCGCCGCTTCAGCGCCAGCGCGCAGCCCACCCGCATACGCCGTGGTCGCGGCGACTCCGACTAGAGCCCGCAGAGCTTCCAGGTTGCCGTCAAGTGCCGCCATGACAACATCGGCGTGCTCATCTATCAGTTCCGCAGCGGCTTGCTCGCCGTATGAAAGCGTCATGAGGTCACCGCCCAGACGCGGGCGTTGCGCCCTGACGGGGTGCGCTTCAACACACCCTCCACAACGCCCACACGGCCCTGCTCTTGCAGTTCTCTCAACGCGGTGCGGATGCGTGACGGTGAGAACAGGCCAGCCATGATCGCTTCGAGCTCGAACGCGGCCCGCTGTTGTCCGTTGTTGAAGCACTGCAAGACGAACAGTTGTGAGTCGGAGACGTTGTTGGTGTCGGCGGCTGCGTGGCTCGTCAACGGGTCTGTCTTGCGTGTGCGGGCGGTATCGTCTGGCCGGATCATCGGCGGTAGCATGTGAGTGATTGACATTCGCTTGTCTTTCTCTTCGGGAGCCCCACCTAGCCGTGGGGCTTCTGTCATTTGTGGAGCAAGTTGGGGAAGGGAGCCGAGTCAACTTCGGGTGGAGACTCGACCCCCGGCGACGCTTGGGGGGTGCGTCGGTACCGAGGCGTTGGGTTGACGCTTCGGGCGAACCCCCACGCGGCCACATACGCCAACGTGAGGGCAAGAATGGTGAACGCGTACGCGGCGATCACTAGCGGGTCGGTTGCCCACCACACAGCAGTCAGCAGTTCTGCACCGTCGAGAGGTAGCGGCGTCGGGTACACGGCGGTCACCGGTTCAGCCCGTTCATGACGTACAGGGCAACCCATGCGACGACTGCAATCAGGGCGAGCAGGAGAGGGTCAGAAGCCATATCGGGACTCATGCGGCACGCTCCCCATCGCGAAGCCTCTTGACGCGGCGAACCTCGGCGGGCGAAAAGAACATCGCCCCACGGATTCCTTCACCGCGAACGATCGGTCTGATTTCGCCTGATTGCACCATCCGCGTGATGATGGATCGATCGACGCTCAACTCGTCAGCCACTTGCTTGGTGCTGAGGGGGGGAATGTTTGCCATGCCCAAAGTATTGGGGAAGTCACAACGAATTGCAAACCCCAATCGCGGCGTGTCGTAACGATGTGCGCGTTTCGCCAATGATTTACAAGTAGAAAAGCATTGCAAGTCGCACAAGGTTGTGCAATCATTGGGCCATGTTGAATGCACAACGAGAAGAGCGCGACGACTCCCCCTGGGTGTTCGGGCGTGGAGACAGGCTCGCCAAAGCGCTGCAAGTTGCGCACATGGCAACGGCAGAGATGGCCGACTACCTTGGGGTGTCCCCCAACACCATCGGCAACTACACCAGTGGGCGCACAGAGCCGAAAAAGCAGACCCTGCGCTTATGGGCGATGCGCACCGGCGCACCCCTCGAATGGCTCGAGCATGGAATCGTGGGCCCTGAGGGACTCGAACCCCCGACATCCTCGGTGAAAACGCGGGGCTTAGCGACCATTCACCAACTGCGCCCCACGGGATAACGCATGGACGCCAACAGGTTCCAGAAAGGGGCCTATGCGCGAGCGCGTGAACGATGGTCAACTAATGAGATGCCCGACGTCATCGCCGCCTTCACCGCATACCAACGAGCCAAAGGGTTAGCCGAAACCACTATCCGCAACCGTGCCAGCATCCTCACCAGCCTCCACCGTGCCACCGGACGCCGACTCGTCGAAGTCGACCTGACAGAACTCCGCCACCACTTAGGGCGCGAGGGCATCAGCATCGGCACGCGCCGCACCGAACTGACTGTGTTCCGCGCCTTCTACGCCTTCGCCGTTGACGACGGATACCTCGACGTCAACCCCACCACGCGCCTCGCCAAGATCAACGCGCCCAAAGGGACACCACGCCCCTTCACCCGCGAACAGATCGACGCCATGCTCACCAGCGGCGCGTACAAGCGCACCCGCGTCATGATCCTCCTGGGCTACTACCAAGGGTTCCGCGTTTCATCCATCGCCCGCGTGCACGGGGCAGACATTGACCTGCTTTCCAGAACGATACGCACCGTCGCCAAAGGTTCCAAAGACGGGTTGCTGCCCCTGCACCCGATCGTGGCTGAGATAGCAAAGACGATGCCCGTCGACGGCTACTGGTTCCCCGCCCGTCTCGGGCGTCCCGGCCACATATCCCCCGGTTCCGTCACCGATCAGATCACCGACGCGAAACGGCGGGCAGGCATCCAAGACCCCCGCCTCACCCCCCACTCGTTGCGGCATGCGTTCGGCACTGACCTTGTGGAGCAGGGTGTTGACATTCGCGTGATTGCGGAACTGATGATGCACGAGTCGGTGGCGACGACACAGATCTATACCGGCGTGAGTGCGCAGCGAAAACGCGAGGGTTTGCATTTGCTTGACGGTGTGGCGATCCCTGAACGGTCCGGTCGGACGCGGGTGGAGGTGCCCCTTGCCGCATAGTTTCCGGGCGCAAAAAAAGGCCCCCCGGTTAGCCGCTGAAAGCGACCACCGGGGGGAACTATTACTGCCAGGCTACGACCTACTGGCAGGCAGAACACTCTGTTTCGTCTGCTGGGTCAACAGGGCACGCATACCCGCCCACCAGCTCTGTACCACTCACGGGCGCGTGAAATCGACAGGCTCGATGATGGCCTCAGGGGTTGGCACGCGGAACGCAACCGACGTCAGCACCGACACCAGGCCAGCGAGACCCGCGATCGACGCGATCTCAACCCACTCGACAGTCAGAAGTCCAGTGACCCCCGCCGTCAACACTGCGATGGATGCTTGCGCCACCGTTGCAACGGCACGGTCGAACGTGTCAACCCAAAACTGCTTACTAGCAAACTTGCTCATGTGTGTCTCCTAATCGTCGGGATCTTCCAACCAGCCAAGAGGCGGGTCAGGTAGTGGAAGGGCATTGTGCACGTAGGCGTGGTTGATGAGTAGGCGAATGTAAAGCCATGAGAGGCGGTCGCGGTGTTCCAGTTTCCGCAGGCGTCTGTTGAGGCGGATCATTGCGGCGACGAGGTAGCCGAGCCCTGCAAGGATGATTGCGACGATTGCGCCGATGAGGGAGATGATGGTTTGCTCGGTCATCCGGTGGGCCCCTGTCCGAAGATCGCGAGGATGGCGGTGATGGCGGTGAAGATTACGCCGACGATGATTGCGACCAGCCCTGACGCGTTTTGTGGTTTCGCGTGCTGCATTGGCGGCTCTGGCTCCCCCGGCTCCAGGGGACTCGGCTCCGGCTCGGGCTCCGGCTCGGGCTCAGGCTCGGGCTCCAGGGGCTCCGGCTCGGGCTCAGGCTCGGGCTCCGGCATCGGCAGTGGACTCGGCTCCGGCATCGGCTCCGGGTCCACTGGCTCCACCGGGCGCGGCGCGGGCGGCGGGGTGGGCACAGGTGCGGGAGGATTCCGCGTCAAGAACCCGTCCGTCTGAGGCCCCGCAACACCGTCAACCGTGATCCCGAAGCGACGCTGAGCGTCCTTAGTGGCGGCGATCGTGATCGGGCCGCGAATGCCGTCGACCCTAATCACAGGCAGTTTCCAGTGCTTGCGCCACACGTTCAGCCGCGCCTGGTCCCACTTGACAGCTTCGCTCGCTTTGGGCAGTGGCGCTCGGCCGATCCGAGTCTCACCGTCGACGTTGCCAGAGTTGCCATACCAGGCGATCTGTCGCGTGCGACACGTCCAGTGCAGGTGCGGTCCAGTGGACGCTCCCGTGTTGCCCGTGTAGCCGATGATCTGGCCCTGAGTGACCCGCTGCCCGCTTCTCACGATGTTGCGGGAGAGGTGCAGGAAGTCCGACGAGCCGCCGTCGTCGTGATACAAGACGATTGAGATGCCAGCCGCTCCGCCCCGGTTATCGTCGTCCACCTTCACGAAGCCAGCGGTTGGGGCAACCACGGGCGTTCCGGTGCGAACGGCGTAGTCAACGCCAGGGTTGACGCTTCCCTCTCGAACGTGCCTGGCGAAGTCTCGTGAGATGCGGGGGCTTCCCTTGATTGGCCTGGTGTAGCTCATGGTTTCCTCCTCAGGAATGACAAAAGCCCCACACGATGGCGGGGCTGGATGGCGGGCACCCCGCACTCAACCTGGAACGGTCAAGTGCGGGGTGCTGCTGCTACCGGGCTGGTGAGGACGACAGTTGTTCGGGCGAACCCGTAAGAGTGACCATCTCGACTGTCTCCCGGCGCTACTCCCATTACTGGGAGGGTTTATAGGGTCAAAGTTTGATGATGAAGTTGCGCACTCGGTATGGTGGCAGGTTGTTGTGAGCGGCGTTGCCGCCCGTAACGGAGGTTGGTGTTAAGTTTTGAGCAAACTTAACTAAGGCACTATCAAAACCCGAAGTGGTAGCGGCGGCCTGAGTGGTTGAGATTCCAGTCAGGTGAGTGTGCGAGGGCATCTCTGCCGTGGTCAACGTGTGAGTCTTTGCGCCGCCGGTCTCGCCCAGCACGTCGAACTCGGACTGTCCACTGTCACGGCCTACGGGGGTTCGACCGCGCATGTCGGGCACGTTGAAAGTAGTGGAACCGTTCCCCGCACCGTAAGTTGTCCCAATCGCCGCAAACAGGGCAACAAAAGTGGCCCGCAACAAGGCTGAACCATCCTCCAAATGCCAGCCAGCAGGAGCAACCGCACCCGCCCACAACGCTTCCAACCCTGCCGGTAACAGGCCACCCGCCGTCCCATGAATGACAACACGCCGCTCCGAGATTTCACAGCGCACACGCGACCCCACCGCCAAAGACAACGGATCAATCAGCGAATCCGGGGTGAACGTGAGCGCAGTCGTGTCACCATCCAAACGCACCCGCAACGGACTCACCGCGGTCACCGTCGCCCACACAAAAGCAGTCACAACGAAAGCACCTCCTGCAACTCGAGACTCATCACGCCAGAGAAGGACAACTGCAAAGACGCACGCCGCACAACATGCCGCGCATCAATCCCCGCAGGCGCATGAGCAAAAACCACCGCATCCAACAACTCAACCGGGATCGGTAAACACTTCACCGACACGCCCGCCTGCACCGACGACGCCCTAATGAGCACGTCACGCGCCTTCCCCGTCAAAAACGTCACCGTCGCCGCCGCAGGATCATCCAACCCCGTGAAATCAGGCACCTCCACCCCCGACACGACCCGCACAATCGTGCGACCCCGAGCCGCAACCGAAAAGGGCGAAAACGGGTCAGTGTTCGACACCGACGCAGACAACGGAGCCTCATCACCCGACCCCACCGCCACCGCCACAACCTTGTTCGGCACACCATGCAAATCAATATCGCGTGACCACTCAGGCTCATAAATGGACTCCGCACCATCCACCAACTCACGCCGCAAACGGTTACCCTCAACATCATTCAAAACCGTGTACCGAATCGACCGATCAGCAGGCCGCACATACGGATTAGCGCGAAAACTACCCAACCCATCCACCCACAAAGAGTGATAATTCAACGCCGCCAAAAGATCATTCACGATCCGCAACTTCGACGTGCCCGCCTCCCACACCAGAGGTGCCGTCAACGTGCGCACGTCATCACCATCCACCGAAATCCGTTCACCCGCCGACTCGATCACAGCCTGAACAACCGACAACACCGACACGCCCGCCGAAGCCGTGAAAGTCACCTCAACGGCGTCCTGATCCAAAACCGTCGACTTGTCATGCAGCTCCAAATCGAACGTGCGCCCAGTCCCCGACCACGCCTCAGGGGACGCCGTCACCAAATACACGCCCAACGGAAACTCAGGCAACCCCTCAACAACCATCACCGGGCGAACACGATTCGACAACAAATCCACGTCAGCAATCCGCGTGAGACCCGCACCCGCCGTAAGCAAATCCACCACCTGCAACGTGCCCGACTTTTTCACAACCGCACCCGACACCCACTCCAAAGAGCCGCCCGGCTTCACCCCATCCAAAAGACCAGCAAACGAATCAACACCCGACACCGGATCATGCAGCAGCAGCTCATACCGGATCGACGTTGACCGTGCCCCGTACAACACTTCCCGAGTCGTCGCATCCCTGACAGGGACAACACCAGAGGGCAACGTGATCATGTGGCCTCCGTCACCCTGAAGTCGAACGTCGATTGGAGAGGCGAAATGGCAGGTGTCGAAGCTGACATCACACCAACGATGCGTCGGCCGTTCCCGTCGCGGTAACACACCAACGTTGCCGAGCGGATGAACGCTTCAACCTCCTCTGGCGTTGACTCATCGCCGGGAAATAACGTGGCAGTGCCCGATACTTCCAAGCTCTTCGCAGGCCCGAACAGGGCAATGGGTGACTCGCGGCCAGCGGCAGTGACCAACGCTTGCTCACGCGATGCGGCAGCACCCACTCGCAGATTGCTCCGAAACTTGATGATGTTGCTGAACCCGTCACCGGATGACAGAAACGCCCAGTCGCCCTCCGTGGTGGTCAGAGACGCCACAACGTCGGCCGTGGCCCCATCTTCGGAAAAGGTGCGCACCCGATACGAGTTGACGCCGTGAATGGTCGGCGTTGTGTCGAGGATCGTCAACGATGCACCCGCGATGGGAAACCGTGACGCCACCGTTTCTGTGACCCCGTCGATGGTGCGCAGGATCGTCACCGTCGTCGCCGCCACCTGCCCCGCCCCGGCGGTTGCGAACGTCAACCCGATCTGTGCCACACCCGAGTCCGGCAAATACTCCACCGTCACCCCGGCAGGTACCGGTTCGGTGTACGCCACGTCGAACTGACGTGACACCTGCGTTGAGGTGAGCCCGTTCGAATCCGTCACGGAAACTTTCACCGTATAGGTGACCCCGTCAGCGACCCGCGTGTCCAAGATTGTTGACGCACGCGTGGTCGAAATGACACTCTCGAGCAGGGTGGCGCCTTCGAACAGTTCTATGGTGGCGGTGACGAACGTGGCAGATTCAGCCTGACTGAACCCCAACTGTACGTTCAACGTCGCCGCCACATAATCGACAGCGTTCACCGGAGACGTGACAGTGACTACAGGCCGCGTTTTGAATGTGACCGTTGCCTGATCCGACCACGGAGACGCACCCGTGCTCTCAGCACCGCCAGAGGTCGCCTCACCCCACGTGCGCACCCGCATGGTGACGGCCGCGTTGGCCGCATACGTGCCCGCCGTGATCGTGCGCGACGACACCCCCGAGGTGACCTTATTCGTTGACGTCCAGGTCGACCCGCCGTTGGTGGAGAAGTTCACCTCGAAAGCGGTTTGAGGGGTCGTGTCCACAGGGTTGTGCGCCCACGTCAAAACGAATGCTGCCGCACGGTTAGCGAACGACGGCAACACAGGCAGGGTTGGCTTGTTCGGTGCCGCCAGCAACTGGACCGTGTTCGACAGGGCTGTGGTGGACGTGAGAGCTGGTGCCGACGTGGTAACGGCAGACACGCGATAGACGTGAATGTCGCCAGCGTCCGGGTCTACATGCTTGTAGAGGCTCGTGCCCGCCGCAACAGTCGCCAGCGCGGAGTCGTCCCACGTTGTCACACCGTCCGAGACCGTTCCATGCTCGACGACATGCTCATGCTCCACATAGGCCACGTTCGGCGTCCACACGACGGTGATATCAAGATCAGCATCCTTCGACGCTGACACACCAGTAGGTGCAGCAGGGGTCGTATAAATCGCCGTCGACGTGCTCGAGAAGGCAGTGGAGCCTGCCGCGTTCGCCGCCCGCACCTCATACTCAAGTTTCTGATTCGCCGCCGCCGACAGAGAAGATGATGTGGCGGGTGAAATGGTGACCGCGGTAGTCCACGCCCCACCATTGATCCGCCGACGGATCGTGTTCGACGTGGGTTGCCCGTTCGACGCCGACGATTGCGACCACGACACAGACACCGAAGAATCGGACACGCGCGACCCAGACACGCCCGTAGGGACGCCCGGCAGAACAGTCAACGTGGGCAACGAAACCGACTGCGTCAGCGTCGTGGGACCACCAGCGCCCGAAGTCCCCGAGGCGGCGATGTGCCCGGTGACGTTCCCTCGCCCAGACCCGGACCCATTC